GCTCGAAGGCGAGCAAGCACAGGGCTGCATTCACGATGCAGAGAACAGGGAAGGAGACAACGGACCCCATGAGCTGGCCGCGCACCTGGGGTGCGCGAGTCTTCTCAAACTCCATCACGTGGCCGGTGAGGCCCCGGAGGAGAAGTTGCCTTTCGTCATCTGACAGACCGAGCTTGGTAGCTAGGATCTGACCGACGATGTCGGAGGCCCAGGAGTAGAGGCTGTTGGTCGCGTCGGAGTAGTCCGCGGACAGCCACTTCTGGCCAGGGGCGAGCTTGCCCAACACCTCCTGCAGCCGGTCCGGTGAGACAGGCTCCGCTGTGAAGCGGAAGGTGGGGTGATTGGCAAGCGTTCGCCACAGGAACTTTTGCAAGGGCTTCAGGGCGAAGCCAAGCAAGGGGGGGCCCTTGGTGATCGTCCTCACCTTGAGCGCCTCGGCAAGAGCCAAGGGGACAGCAGTCGGGTCCTCAAGGAGGGCGGCCTCGACAGCTCGTGCGTAGAGTTCGGCGAAACGTGCTCGGAGAGCCACGTCGTCAACCACCACGTCTTGGAAGTGCCCACTGGACTCGGATGCGGTCGCAGTCACGAGCGGGGTGGCAGAGCGCAGGCCCTCGAGGAGGGTCGGATGCGACAGGATGGTGCCCACTGTGCCGAGGGCTGAGCGCGAGTTGGTGTAATTCGCGCTTGTGCTAGGGAAGAACGGGCGGAGCCGCTCAGCGTCCGTGTAGGCCGCTCCCTCAAACACCTCATCCACGACTCGTTGCACAATCGAGCCGAACTCTGCTTGACTGAAGGTCAGCGGCAGGTACGGGTTGGCTGCGCGGGCGTCGTCGCCCCACTCCAGCACATGCACCGGCGGTCTCGGACCCGCCAGTTGCTCCGCATCGAAGCCTCCGACTGCGATCTCTGTAAGCCCCTCAGGCACGACAGTGGTCAGCGTCACGAATGTGGAACGCTCGCCTGCCTTGAGGTGGGACTGAAGAGGCCTTGGGAAGCCCTTCTTAGAGTATAGCAGTGAAGTCAGGAATCCTCTCCAGGTGCTCGGGTCCGTGCGCTCCAGCATCCGCTGGAATCGATACGCACGGCCGCCAAGTAGTACGCCAGGACAGAACCGCTCCGTTGTCGCCTTGACCTTCGGAAGCTCAGGGGCCTCGCCATCGAACTTTGCAATGTGAAAAGCAAAGAAAGACGCGAGCTTGTCCTTGAACAACTTCAGCCAATCCCCACTGTATGCTTCCTCGGTGAGCGCAATGTACCAATCATATGTGCGCGCACGGGAGTATCCAGTGTCATCAAAACCGTATAGCCGGTAAACGTCAAAGAGCACGTCAACCGACTTCCGGACCAGGGTAGGAATGCTTGGATCCAAAGCCTTCTCACCCACAACGCGTGCCTTCGCACGCGCAGGGAGTTTACTCTCTACCATAGAGTGAGCAGTTTTACCACTGCTCGCTGGTTCCCCTCTACCCACAGCTGATGAGACTGTGGAGGAGACGCGGGAGTTTTTCACATGCATTTTCATGTGTG